TCTAAGAAAGCACTTCTCATTATTCATACCTCCTATTAATTAGACTCAAAGTTAAATAGAGCGTGAGCTTCAGGAAGAGAAACTTCAAGACCTGCTTCAGTAAGAATCATGTCTTTGCGTAAATCTTCATCTGCTGACTGTACATTCGTTTGAATGTGCGTGTCTCTATTTACTCCATTGCCAACTAGTGGACGGTAAGCTACGTTGTCAAGGTCAACTAAACACATATATGGCGCAGCATGGCCTCTAAATAGAGGTTCTTTTACTAACGTCAAATCACCGTGAATGGTTTCAACCTTCATTACTTTATGCCCATAAGAACCACTCGCTTGCGACATCATAGGATTCGCAGCAGAGTAAGCACTTGATAGGAAAGTAGATGAGCTTGCCATCTTGTTAAAGAATGAAATAACAGGGAGTGAACAAAGCGCAAGCTTTGATGTACTACCACCGCGAGCGGGGTCAAAAATCACTTCAAGGTCTTTTAAGATAACATCGTAAGTTGTTTCAGCATCTGTACGAGTTGTAAAATAACCTTTGTCTTCAGTGTAGGAAACCTGAGTTCCTGCTCCAGTAATCTGAGACTGTGAGTTTTTGATAATGTGACCAACGATACCATCAGTATAGTTGATACCACTTTGACTTGCAGCGTTTCCAAAAAGCATAGCTCTTTCGATGTCCACTTTATGTTCGCGAAGTTTCAAATTCCAAATCCTATCCCATTCACTAGCATAACCGCGATAGACCGTAGCCCTTGCGGTATTTGTAAGTTCTGCTGCTGTCTTAAAAATCTGACAGTACCCAGTACCATTTTCTAATTCACGAGACCAAGAATCAGGAGAACCTGAACCTTCTTCAAATGCACTTCCAATGACTGTACACTTTTCACCATCAACAACAGCAGTTGCGCCGCCAGTTGCGGCGGAAATTGTACGACCAGTAAATGTGGTTTCAGTTGAACCAGCAACAGGAGCAGACTCAACACGGACAATAGCTGTCTCGGGTTCATTCGTACTCGCGTTTTTTTCGCCAACTGCAAACACCATACCTTTAATAATCCAATCAGGAGCAGCACCTGCACCATCATCAATAGTGTAAGTTAATGTGCTACCTGCTGCGGGAATAGTATGTGATGCATCTAGTGCAAAACTTCTATCCGACATTTGGATTTTATTACGGTCTTTTAACCATCGGAACTGCGGGTCGTCCGTTGGAACTTTAGCGACCTTAGCTAGGTAAACGAAAAACGGAGATTCATCAGGGGATAAATCAGCAATTCTATCACTGAAATTATATAGTCGCCTTGATGGTACTACGCTATCAATTACCGCACCGGGGTCACCAAACTTTAACGGGCCGGGATTGTTATATGTTGCCATATTATATATCCTTCCTCAGTTTATTGTTTAAAGTACGCTATTACGACTACCAGCATTTACAATGTTATCCCATACCTTATTTTCTTCAGATTTGGGAGAACTTGGAGAACCTCCTTGGAGGACTCCAGCTGTACGTGGCTGGTTTTGAGCGGCTCGCACCGCTTGTGCCGTTTCAGGGGCGTTACCTTTTTTATTAACGTCCCTATATAGCTTCACCAGATTCGATAAGCCAACCTGCTCTTTAGGCTGGGTAACAAAACCCATAAACTCTTGAACATCATTGTCCGAAAACTTATATGTGTTACGCAACTCATTCACAGTATTGTTGTACGTTATCTCCTCTGTCATCTGTCTTTTCTGCTCACCCAACGCATTGTTCACCACATTATTCATCATCTGAACATCTTGGTTCATTCTGAATTTAAATGAGGGTGATTCTGCATTATAGTAAGCATCCCAAGGGTTAAAATCCTCAGCAGGTAAACCTTGCTGGGCTTCTTGCTGCGGCTGTTGTTGTGGTTGTCCATTTATGTTTTTCTGTAAGACGTCAACGAGGTCAGGTCTCGATTCTAATAAATCCCCCAGAGGTTCTAGCTTTCTAAGCTTGTCGTTTTCTGCTTGGGTTCTATCGTACATTGACTGGAACTTGCGGGCTTCGACTTCCCACTCATTCTCTGGAATCGTTTCCTGCTGTACCTCAACTTCTGGAGCTGAAAAATCAACCGTCTCTTGCGATTCGGTAGCTTCTCCATATTGTCCATCAGTTTCTGCTCTTACATCTCCAACTATATCTGGGCCACTGTCAACTAAACCGTCAGCTACGGGTAGGGCCTCTGTCTGTGTATTGTCCATAATGTCTCCTTTAGATGTCTCTAAGCTTCTGGAGCTGAACTAGCATCTGCTCGTACATTTGCTAATTTCTCCGCTTCGAGCTTCACCTTTGTTTGTAGATTATTTAACTGAACTCTTCTGTCAGCTTTGGCGTCTGATGCAACGTCTGCGAGTCGAGATTTAAATTTCTCAACCTCAACCCGTTTTCTATCGTTAACAGACTCCCTTTGGGCAGTCTGGAGGTCTCCCTCCAAATTCTTTATTTGCTCACCCATAGCCTGAATCTGTTGAGTAAGTTGATTCTTCTCATCAGTCCGGCGTAGGATAGCTTCTTTATCAAATATTTCTGGGTTCTTTTTCAACACTTCTACCTTATCTACGATACCCATCTGGTAAGCCTCCATGTAAACACCAAGCTCTGCCCACTTATTGGTTGGCAACGTAGAGCCCGGTTCAATACGTATATCGTGTTGTGCTAAATTATGTCGTTCTTTTTTAATATCTAAGATGGCGCCTGTTTTTTCATCATATGTATTAACCATAGCTTCGGTCATGTCATTGTTGGCGCTATTTAAACGAAACATCTTTTTATAAGTATAATGACCTTTAGATAAATTATATAACACCTGTCCAAGTCTATTGATACTAAATTCAATATCTCTTAATTTAGACTTAGGTCTTTCAGTTCCAAGGGCAATCATTCTTTCGGTACCCTTTACTGTCTCTGGTGCCTTCTCTGCAAAGCCGTGCATCATCTCTGGTAAACCAAAAGTAAAGTCAATATAAAACTCACACTGCTGAATCAACTTATAGAACTCTCCAGCTAATGGCTGGGGCGCTGGGAAATGGGGCTCTCCCTGTGTGGAGTCTACTTCTATGACCGCATTGGGGTTAGCCCAATCTCTTTCTAACTGTCCTAAATCTTCCACGCTTCCTAAAGGTACCAATAGTTTTAATCCACCAGAGGCTTGAGCGTGGGAAAGAGCCAATGACCAAAGCTTATTAAGTAAGCGCTGCATTGGTCTGGCCCGAGACACGTCTGATTTTGGATAAGGTGTCTCTGTAAAAATATTTGGAAGTGGAACAATTGGATAGTGGTCGGTATTTAATATTGATTCGTACAATACGACCTGACCAATAGAAGCACACACTTTAACGCGCGTTTGCTTAACTGGTATAACTTGGTATTGACTTGCCTCTACCTGCTCTCTGTTATTCTCTATAAATTCTTGATATTCCTCATCGCTAAAGATAGCTTCTTCGCCTGTCTGCATATCAATAACACGGTAAAAATCAACCTTAACTTTATAAAATCTCTCTAAGATTTGATATTTCTGTCTTTCAAAATAATCCAAATCATTAGCTTCTGCGGGAGTAAAGACTTTCTTACTATTGTTATTCATTGCGCCGGGATAATCTTCTTCCAGAAAAGTCTCAAGGTCTTGTATAATACCTGTTTCTTTTTCGCCTGTTTCTGGGTTTTCCTGTTCGCCTAATTCTGGGTAGAGGCTGACGACCTGTTCACCGGTGAGGATTGTAGAGAGGATAACACCTTCGGCATCATCAAACCACCTGTTTCGAGTATTCGGAGAGACGTATACCCTGAATGGGTTGACATAAGTGAACTTGACATCGCCTCTACCGAAATCTGATTCCGGGTCTATGTAGGTATACAAATAACCCATACCGGTAGTAGCATAATCGTGAATTGCCTGTCTTAACTGCCAGTCTCCGTCGGAGTTACCCCAAACATATCCCATGATAGTTCTCCACACAGAGGCCACCTTTACATCGGAGTCTTCTCTGGGCGTCATAGTAAATGCAGGGGGTCTGGACGTTAATACTGCTTTAAATTTTTCAATAGCTGGGCCAATCCTATCCATAGGGACGTCAGCTTGATTGCGAGATTGTAGTTCGTCTACCTCTTCGCTGGTAAAGTGATTACCATGATAGAAGTCAATGTCGTATCTGGCTTCCGTATCCCATCCAGAACGGGCATTACGCCAGCGACGGTGTAAATCTTGGTTGTATTCGGCTCTTTTGTCTTTTTCTAATACCACTATAAAGGCTCGTTAGCTAATCGTTGGACTAAAGCTCTATCAATTAATCCTGAAACTTGTGAATTTAACATTTGAGGTGCTATTTTCCTTTCTTGTAATAGACTGTTCTGTCTTTTAGAAAGGGGTGTCTCCACACCTAAAGATGGTAAATAGGCCGAAGATAGCTTTGGTATCTTAATCATAGTCGTATCTTGTTTCGCATTAGGGATTAACTGCATTCTATATTGGTCTGGCTCAATCATCGGCATTGGTTTTACTCGACTATTCTGACCCATAGCATTCATTAAAGAATCTGAACTACCAACATCTAATGTTTGTATTTCCGGGTTTGACATATCTAACCAATTTTGGTTTGGAGCCCTTTGTTCTAAAGCTTGCCCTTCACCTATCTGTCCACCCTGTTGCATCTTTTTACGACCATATGTAGGCATATGGGATTTTTTCATTCTCCCCAATAGACGTAAAGAATCTTCCTCAAAGTTAAGACTGTCACCACTAAAAGGATTAATGCTTTGATTAGCATCACGCATCATTAACTGTTTCAGTACACTATCTATACCGGCGGGGACGGGTGGGCCATAC